TATCAAAGTCTTCTACCAGGTCAATTGTCTTTTTAAGATAGTCAATAAACTCGTTGCCATAATCACCGCCGTCATGGTCCTGCGTGATTAAATCATGCACATCTAGATTACGGATGTATCGATACTTGGCTGCTTGTTGCTTCTTCTCTTTCGCAATACGGCGTAAGAAGGCATAATACGTAATCTGTGTGAAGTAAGCAAAGGGATTCCTAGACTTAGCAGGATCGAAGTTATCGATGTAAGTAATACAGTTTTCAATTCCATCAAGAATCATTTCCTCGCGATAGGTATAGTTGATGAAGTTTGATTTATATGCTAAGTGATTCGCTATCTTGAGAAAGCATTCTCCTAGATAATTAGGTACGCGAGGCTTCTTACTACGGTCATAGTCGGGTTCAGCTTTAGCAGCCAAAACCTTTTCTCTATACTCCGTAATCTTTTCTAGAAACAAAGCATTATCTACGTAGTGGACATTATTTTTTTTATTCTTGGCCATTGGGACCTCCCTCATGATATAATCTGTTATACTACATTTTTTTATATATAGCAACATTTTTATTCAAAAAAAGTATTTACAACTGGTGATTCTTGTGGTATAAGAAGAGTGTAGCTCTTCAAGAATGAATCAATTAAGTAATCCTTTGCTTCTTAGTATTCTTGCTTGAAGCATTTCCATCTCATCAAACTCATCAATGTCTTCTATTGACTCAGGCGAATCGTTGCCGATATACATGAGGTATTGCTGTAGCAGATTTTCTTTTAATGAACCGGAGGTAAGTATCTCCCCGGCGCTCAAAAGAAAACTTTTGTCAGGAGAAATTCCAATCCATGGCTTCAAAAGAAATGTTTCACCGTTTATTCCTTCATGAGTAACTTGAACCGCAATAACAGCAATCGGATCATCAACCCAATAATTATTAGAGTCAGCTTGGCGAACACCTGCAATGAGTGTTTCGCCATTTTTTAATCTTAGAACAGTCACATCGGTCATAGCTGTATTCTCACTAATTTGTAGTTGAAACCTTCTTCATTATATATCTTAATTCTTTCCACCATATGAGAAAGAGTGTAGTTCTTACGGCTCTTCCATGTTAGGTCATCACCGATATCAAATAGTCTGCACATTGTCTTGTCGGTACCCTTTCGAAGTCCTCTACCGATAGATTGTAGATTTCGAATGCGAGACTTAGAGGGTGAGGCAAAGATAACGTTGTGAAGATTTCTTATATTTATGCCCGTTGAAAACGTGCCGTAGGACGCTATGATGATGGCGTCTTTTTCTTTTTCCGTGATATCTCTAATCGCTTCACGCTGTTGCGTATCTGTGCCACCGTGGACAAAGAAAACTTGGCGATTATCTCCAACCTTGTTATTGATTAGGTCATACAAAACTTGGCCATGCTTTTCAACAAACTGGAATAGAACAAGCGTATTACCCTTCTGGGTGGTAGCAAGGTTTTTAATCACGTTGTTGCGCTTGGGGTGTGTAACCAGCCAGTCCATTTCTTCTTGGTACGTGTAGGTCTTTAGCGCCTTCTTCTCTTCGTCTGTATAGTCTAGAAGAATACAGTGAATATCAAGGTCAGCCACTGAGCCTTGGTCCATCAGTTCCTTAGTAGAGATAACTTTTTTAACTTTACCAAATAGTCCCTCAAGAATAAGTTTATGGGTCTTCATTCCATCTAATGTTCCGGTGGTACCGATGCGATACTTTGTGTTAACGCATTTATCAAAGATAGATGTTAGCGACTTTGCTTTAAACAAATGCGCTTCATCGCCATAGATTACATCAAACTCATCAAAGAATTTTTTCGGTAGCTTATAGATGGACTGCCACGTGGAAATTACAATAGATGCTTCGTTTGATTTTTCATGGCCAGCGTAAATCTTGGCGCAGTTCTGAGATACGTACCACTCGGTGTGCGATGCATAGTCTTGAAAGTCTTTATACATTTGTTCTACGAGTGAAGTGGTAGGAACAATAATCAACTGCTTACGACCAAATTGCTGGTGATATCGCATTAGCAGATAGATGATGAGCGACTTACCAGATGCGGTAGGTGATAGTAGCAGTGTGCGACCGATACGAATAGCATATTTAACCGCTTCTAACTGGTAGTCTCTTGTCTCAATTGGCTTATCTTGGCTATGTAAGTTCAAAGATTCCGCAAACTTTTGCACATCTTCCATAGTAACTGGATCACCAATACGTTCCATGTCAACGTCTACGATGTAGTCTAGTCTCTCCGCAAACTCTCTGAGGTATGGCAGAAGGCCAACATAAAGTTCTTTTGTCCAGATATTGAACAGTCTGGCTTTACCGTCCCATAGTTTGGCACGATACGTTGGCATGAAACGTGCGCCCGGGACTTCAAAAGTGAAGTAATCATTTATTTCTTGTGCAATACCTGGGTCACAATCGACCTTCAGATGCACCTCATTTTTCTTGGAAACTTTTAGATCACTCACATCAATCCGTTTGTAAATTTAGTCCACTCAATGGCATTCTTAATGTCCCATGTTCTACTATTTAGTGAGCGTATAATTTGCTCTAATTGGTAGAGTAAGGCTTTAACATATTCTACTTTGTCCATAGCTCGAATGATATCTTCATCACAGTTGATGCGGTCTTCCATATCATGCTTCAATGGCTTTAGGCCTTGATACTGGTTCCAACCCTTATCTTGTAGTTCATCTAGGGTCATTTCACCTCGAAAGTATTTACCTTTATCTCGGCGCAAACGGTAGTAATCTGCTTCTGCTTTTCGCAGTTGCAGTTTAGTATTTGAAAGAATATTCAAATACTTTGCATGTAATTCTGGCGTTTTAGTGGATTCTCTACCTAGATTTAGCTCATCTATTTTAGAATCGCCTGTCCACATTTCTTGGACTTCTGATAATTTCATAATATAACCTCAATAGTTATTGAATAAACTTATACATCGTATATTTAAAAGTGACCTGTGCTGTTAGATACTGGACATTACCATCACTGATATCAAATTCCAGTCCTTGTAAAGTTGTTGGATAACAATCAATGAATTTAATTTCCATCGCTTTATTTAGGTCGGAATCTAGAACGACTAATGTTCCATCAGAATAATCACCAGAGCTACTAAAGCCCCTTTCGGTTCCGCCTCTGGCCAGTTTAAATTGTTTATACTGGTTACGCTCTTCCGGAAAGCCTAGACCAATTAGCCAATCGTGTAACTCAATATAGTTTTGGAAGTTTTCTTGAACGATAAACTTTATGGTCAATTCATCATACGTAAGATTGGTACCAGGAACAGTGAAGTCAACCAAAGGGTTGGACACATATGCATTACCGATTGATAATGCTGGAATCATAGCAGACTGGCAAAAGAACGATACATTAGGAAGCGTGTCGATATTAAACTGAAAACCATTTGGTTTCAGATAATTCAAAGTATCAGGTTTATCTAATGTTCTTCTTGACATATCTTTCTCCGTCTATTATTTATAACGAAAAAGGGGAGAGCATTTCTGCTCCCCCCAGTTTTTTGCAACCCTTCCTCTAATGGGAAGGTATCGATTACATAAGGTTAGTAACCTTAACGCGACGATAGTATTGGTTACGGTTGGCAGTGAATGTATCAGCGTCAGTTGTGCCGTTCGACTGTGTTACGTATGGGTTAGCAATCATGCCGTAACGTGTCTTGAAGCCAATCTTTGGCTGGAAGCTGTTAGGGTCGATAGCGCGAACCATTTGTAGTGGAACGTATGGGCAGTAGAAGAGACCAGCATCATATGCTGTAGCGCCCTTATAACCAACAACGTAGAACTGGCTAGCAGCGCCTGTGTTAGCTGAGTAAGGATCAACATAAACCTTCTTACCGCTGATTGTACCAACAAATGTGTTGCCAGTATCATCAACATCAAGAGCAGGAGCACCCTGTAGAGCGCGGCCTGTGTCTAGAACACCAGCCATAGCTAGAGCAGCCGCAACATCCGACGAACAGATGATGAAGTTACCTTTACCACGACGGGTATCTTGTGCGATTACGTTAGCGTCACGTTCCATGTTGAACAGAAGACCCTTGAAACGCTCAACGCTCCAACGACCGTTTGAGTCAACGTCAAGATCGAAAGTACCAGCTGTTGCTGTTGAAGCAGCGCCTGGCTTAGCAACCTTGTAGATTGTGCGGATAACTTCGCGGTTGATTTCGTTTAGAATTTCTTGCGAAAGAATGTTCGAAAGTTCTGATTCAGCATCAAGACCGTGAATAGCCTTAAGATCCTGTGCCAGTTCAACTGTGTATTCAGCCTTCAGCGCACGGGTCTTGGCAGTTACAGTTGTCTTTTCGATGCTGAATGCCATTTCACCGAAAGCGCCGTCGCCTTCTCCGCCTTCGCCGAGACGTTCTGCATCAGCAGTAGCCAAGCCAGTACCTGTGGTGTAAGAACCGTCAACTGGGTTCGAGCCAGCGTGAGTACCTGTACCAGAGAAGTCTGTATCGGCTTCGTTGAAGAGAGCTTCTGTGCCAGCTTGTGTGGAGTAGTTTGACTTCATTGCGAAGATCAAACCAGTTGGGCCAGTCATTGGCTGAACGCCAGCAACGTCATATGCCATTAGGTTAGGAAGAGCGCGACGAACGAGCGAGATGAGAATTGGATCATAACGGTCGATGTTTGAAGCACCTGAACCAGCAATGTTATTTGCTGAAGCATCTTCGAAAAGTGCAGATTTTTCTTCGCGTAGGGCCTTTTCTTGGTTTTCAAGAACGACGGCTGTAACTGCGCGACGGTAGTTGTCTTTAATCGAGCCTAGGCCGTCGTGATTAAGAACAGGTTCCCACTTCTTTTGTAGTTGTTCTGAAAGAAACATTTAGTTTTCTCCTTGTGTGTCAATATCTTTTATTTATAAAAAATTACTTTTGAGCAGCAATCTTATCCAGTGCTTGGACATACTTACTGACTGTCGATTCGTCTAAAACTTCAACACCTTCATCTTCTAGTTTGTCTTCCACAATGGTCGACTTAGAAGCAGGGAAATAATTTTCCTTGATGACGTTTAGCTTTTCTTCAAAGATGTCTGCGTTCTCGAATTCTACATCAGCTACCAACGACTTAAACTTTTCAGCATCGGTCTTTGCAAGATCTTCAGAAACGACGGTGAATACACCGTCTTTCATAAGGGCTACATTGTTATTGTGCAGTTCTAC